CTGGATTAGGTTCAGGAGCTTTATTTAATAATACAACAGCCTCTAATAATACTGCTGTTGGTACAAATTCTTTATTATCAAACACTACAGGCGACAGAAACGTAGCCCTCGGAACAAATGCTTTAGATGCTAATACTGTTGGCACAAAAAATGTTGCTATAGGTGTGGATGCTCTTGGAACAAATGTTGACGGTAGTAGAAGTGTTGCTGTTGGAGACTCTGCATTAGCAGCACAAGAACCAGCTAGTGCTATTGCAATGTATAATACAGCTATAGGCCATGGTTCATTAGCAGCGACCACTACAGGTGTTGAAAACACCGCAGTTGGTGGATTAGCATTAGATGCAAATACTACAGGTCAAAATAATGAAGCATTTGGTTATGCCTCACTATCAGGCAATACAACAGGCAGTAACAATACAGCTATTGGTACTATAGCCTTACTTGATAACACCACAGGAGAAAATAATGTAGCAGTTGGTAGGTCAGCATTAGAAAATAATACAACTGCTTCTAACAATACAGCAGTTGGTAGAGATGCGTTAGCTTTAAACACTACAGGTGCTGGAAATACAGCAGTTGGTAAAGATGCTTTAAAAGACAACACTATAGGCGTAAATAATAGTGCTTTTGGTGAAAACGCTCTAGCTAATAACACTACAGCAGACCAAAATACAGCAATAGGGCAAAACGCTTTACTTACCAACACTACAGGTGCTAGTAATGTCGCAATAGGACATGATTCTTTGCGATTGAACACCACAGCTTCAAACAATACCGCAGTTGGTCTTGATGCACTAAGAGCAAACACTACAGGTGCTTCAAATACAGCAGTAGGTAAAGATGCTTTAACAACAAACACTTCGGGTTCTAATAATACAGCAGTTGGTTTAAGTTCTTTAGTAAATCAAACAACAGGCATAGAAAATACTGCACTTGGTAGAAGTGCTGGTGGTTCAGTTACAACTGGGCAAGAAAATGTACATATTGGTTCTAGTGCAGGTACTAATGGTGTTGCTCATTCAACAGGTTCTAGATGTGTAATTATAGGTGCTTTTGCTGATGCAGCTACAACCGGAGCTACTGATGCACAAGTTTTAGGATGGGATGTTACAGGTTCAGGCGGTTATACAACTGTTGGTAGCGGTACTAATGACATAAGAGCTCAAAATGGTGTGGCTACTTGGTCAACTGTTTCAGATGAAAGAGTTAAAAAAGATATTACAGATGCAACAGCAGGTTTATCTTTTATTAACGATTTAAGACCTAGAACTTTTAAATATAAAAACAAAGGTGATATACCTGAAGGATTTAAAGGTTATGAAGAAGGCTCTACAGAACCATATAAATTCTCAACGACTGAGCATGGTTTTATAGCTCAGGAAGTTAAAGCAGTTATAGATAATCATTCTGAAATTGCTGATGGCTTTAAAATGTGGTCTGAAAGAGAAACAGGTCAACAAGAAGTTGCAGAAGCAGCACTTATACCAATTCTAGTTAAAGCATTACAAGAAGCAGATGCTAAAATAGAAGCATTAACAACAAGAATAGAAACCTTAGAAGGTTAATTTAAAAGGAGAATAATATGGCACAAACAGTAAGCGAAGTCTTAACAGCAGCAACAGATAGCGTAACTATCATTAACGAAGTAAACGCTGGAACTTGGGATGTTACAGGCATGGAGCAATCAGAAATCAACGAACTTGTACAAAGAAACGTAGACCACTTGGAAATCGTTTTAGCGTATGCACCTGTTGATTCAGATGATGATACACCTAACGTAGTAGGTTCATCTAGTAGCAAAAAAACTGATTGTACTAATGCTATTACTACAGGTAAAGCGTATATTAGTTCAAATAGTTAATTTTAATATCTAAGAGGAGATAACAATGGAAGAGAATGTAATAACTCTTGCTGACGGCACAGAAATGAAGGAATCTGAGCTTTCACAAGAACAGGCAGTAATTATAAGTCATATCAGAAGTTTAAAAGATAAAGTCGCAAGGCTAGAGTTTGAGATAAACGAACTCGTACCTAGCCTTCGTTTTTATGAAAACGCTTTTGTTGAATCTACTAAAGAAAAGGCAGAAGAAGTTTTGGAAGAAAAATCAAATAATACCAAAGGGGGTAAAAAATGATTGCAGATATAATAATGTGGGTAACAGCTATCGTAACTATTTCTAGCTTGATAGCAGCAAGCACGCCAACGCCAAAAGATGATATTTGGATTGGTAAACTCTATAAAATTATAGACTTAGCAGCTTTAAATTTTGGTAAAGCCAAAGATAAGTAATGTACGAATACAAGTGTAATATCACGAGAGTTGTAGACGGTGATACGGTAGATGCAGAAATTGACTGCGGCTTCGACATCATCTTCAAGTCTCGTATACGCTTGTACGGCATAGACACACCTGAGTCCCGGACCCGAGACTTAGACGAAAAAGCTAGAGGCAAACTAGCATCTCAATTTATAAAAGACAAAATAGCAAAAGCCGAGCTTGTAAAAGTAAAAACCAAGCTAGATAAAAAAGGTAAATTTGGTAGAGTCTTAGGCTCTATTATTGCTGACGATGAAGATTTAAACGAATCCATGGTTAAAAATTACCTTGCAGTAGCTTATTTTGGTCAGAGCAAAGACGATATAGAAGCAGAACATCTTGTTAACAGAGATAAGCTTATAGAGCTAGGGCAACACATACCGGTAGAATAGTGGATTCTGCGGTCAAATTAATTCAAGAAGTTGGCTTTCCAATAGCCGCAGCCTTAGGGCTTGGTTGGTTTATCTACAAATTAATTATGCGTATTGTTGACGGCATGGAGACAAAACTTGATACCGTTGATGAAAAAGTAGAATCCCAGATAGCGGCCATAGAAGAACGATTAGGCACAAAACTTGACTCACAGCATGGTATTTTAGTAGCCTTAATAGACAGGGTGCGTAGTTTAGATAACGAAATTATAAGACAAGACACTTTGATAAAGACTATTCTTGGCGTACCTCAACTAATAGATAGCAATAAAATTGCTAAGGCGGATAGAGATGACCAAAGGAAAGACTAAAAAACAATTAGAAAAAGAACAGCTTGAAAAAGATAAATTGCTATGGTCAATAATGCTCATTGGCATAATTTTAATTATTGGTGTTTTCGTGCAAAACATCAAAGCCGACCAAATAGTTCATAAATTCAAATCACCATCTTTTAGTGGTATCAATACAAGTTCACATTATCTGACTATTGAAAACCAACAGCACACAAGAAAGATGACTATAAAAGAAGAATTAAAAGCTTTACAGGAACAAATAGAAAGAGATAAAGAAAATACCACACTTGCAAGGTTTCTTAAAAATTTAGAGTCAAGAATTTACGCACAGCTATCGCGACAGCTAGTAGATAATCTTTTTGGTGAAACTCCACAAACCGAAGGCACTATAGAACTTGAAGGTAATACTATAGAATATACATCTGATGGACAATTTATTACACTTAAAATAACTGATGCAGATGGCAATATTACAGAAATTACCTTACCTATTGGTTCTTTTACTTTCTAGCTGTTCTATCAATAGTGTCATACAAGACACGAAACAAATAAGATACGAACACAAAAACAAAGACAAGCCTAGTATTTATTCGTTACAATCGCAAGAGCTTCTAAATATTACGCCTCCAAAAACTATGCCTGTAGTAGCTGTCTATCCTACTGCATTTACAGACCAAACAGGGCAGCGTAAAAGTAATAGCGAGTTTGCTTTGTTCTCTACAGCCCTTACTCAAGCACCAAGCAATTTACTTATACGAGCCTTAAAACATGCAAGCAACGGCAATTTTTTTAGAGTGGTTGAGAGGGTCGGTCTTGATAATCTTGTAAAAGAAAGACAGATAATTCGTAGCACTAGAGAAGAATTAGAAGATAAAAAAACTATTATGCCCTTGCTCTTTGCAGGCGTGTTGCTCGAAGGTGCTGTTGTGTCGTATGATAGTAACTTAATAACAGGTGGTGCAGGTGCAAGATACCTAGGCATTGGGTCAAGCGTACAATATCGTGAAGATACAATTACTGTCAGCCTAAGGATGGTTTCTGTTGCCACAGGTGAAATTTTAGTAGAAGTTTTGTCAAGTAAAACAATACTAAGCTACGGACAGTCTCAAGACTTGTTTAAATTTATAGAAATGGGAACAGAGTTGGTAGAAGTAGAATTTGGTGTTTCACGAAACGAAAGCACCACAATAGCTTTAATGAAAGCTATAGAAGGTGCTGTATTAGAACTTATTATTATCGGTTACGATAAAGGGTATTGGAAATATGAAGAAAATAATTAATCTAGCCTTGTTTGTTTCTGTATTAGCATTAGCAGATAACGAAATCTATGTAGACCAAAGCGGTAATTCTGCATCTATAGACATAGAACAACTGGGCAGCTCAAACCTTATTGGTGGTACCTCTGCAATATCTGGGACTATGACCGCACTTGACCTTGATGGTGTCTCAATGACACTTGATATAAACCAAATAGGTGCTAGTAACATATTTAGGTCAGATGCTATTGACGGCGATAACTTTACTGGATTTTTTGAGTTTGATGGTGATAGCAATATTATGGATATTTTGCTAAACAGCACAGGACTAATTAGTGCAGATTATGTGAATTTAATGATTGATGTTACAGGTAGCAGTAACGAATTTGACATTAAAATAGCTGAAGATGCAGACTCATCTTATCTTGATTTAGATTACACTATTTTAGGTGGCTCTAACGTATTTGATATTGATATTGATTATGCTAATGCTATAAATTTTGTAGATATAAATGGCAGCTCTAACACGTTAAACTTTACTGGAAGTGGTTATGCAGGTACTACATCGTCTGATTCAGCATATTTTTATATGGATTTAGATGGCAGTAGTAACACATTTAACATCATACAATCATCAACACTTGCAAGGGATTGGTTAAAAATTGAAAGCACTACTTCTAACTCTAATATTTGTATCACTCAAAATGATGGGGGAACAACAACAGGTTGCTGATATAGGTGATATATCAGAACTAAATGGTGTTGCACGAATATTAAGAGATGAACCATTACAAGCCGAGTTAAATCTTGGCATACAAAGTAATGATGAAGCCGTTACAACTAATGGCCGCATGGCTATTACCTTTCTTGACGACTCAACTGTAAAACTAACTGAACATTCAGAACTTCTTATAGACGAATATATCTACGACCCTGACCCATCTAAATCAAAAATGGCTCTAACCTTTAGTCTTGGTACAGCAAGATTTATTACCGGAAACCTAAATAGGATAGATAAACAAAATATAAAACTTAAAACACCCACCGCAAACATAGCAATTCGTGGCACAGATTTTACAACCACAATTGATGAAATCGGTAGAACACTAGTCATACTGCTACCAGACAAATACGGCATATCAAGCGGTGAAATAGAAGTTATTACAGCAACAGGCAGCGTTTTATTAAACAAACCTTTTCAAGCAACTACAGTAGATGTTTTTGAGAAGGCACCAAGCAAACCTGTAATTTTGGATTTATCCTTAGAGTTAATTGACAACATGTTAATTGTAAACCCTCCTGATGAAGAAATAATTGAAAGCGAAGAAGTTGTTGCACAGAAGAAAAATATCTTAGACTTTGACGACTTGGATATAGATTATTTAGAAGAAGATTTTTTAAAAGAAGATGAATTAGAATTTACAGAACTAGATATTAATTATCTTGATGTAAATTTTTTAGAAGATTTGCTTGATGTCATTGATGCTTTAGAGGTTGTTAAAGAAGAAGATGCACTAGCACAAGACGGAATTACTACAAACATCAAAGGTACTAAGCTAGGTCAAGACTTAGATACACAAATTACTTCTTTTTATACAGGTGAAGTTTTAACACTGCTAAGAAGTGTGCAAAGTACAGCAAGGGTAGATATAAACGGTGCAGCAAGTTATACAGTTATATTTATACAAGACGGCATATCTAATGTTGTTACTATAAACGGTGGAGAAGGCAGTGTTATTAGAATTACGCAAAGCAATTAAGTGCAAAAAAGTGTCGACTTCTATTCTATGATGAGTATAATGACGTAAAGGAGTCGTTATGAAAGTTTTAAGTTTATTTGATGGTATGAGTTGTGGTCGTATTGCATTAGACCGATTAGGCATACCTGTAGAAAAGTATTATGCAAGTGAGATAGACAAATATGCTATTCAAGTAAGCCAAGCAAATTATCCTGATATCATTCAGGTCGGTGATATTTGCGACCTAGACCCTAAAGACTATATGGATGTAGACCTCATGCTTGCAGGCAGTCCATGTCAGGGATTTAGTTTTGCAGGCAAACAACTTGCTTTTGATGACCCAAGAAGTGCTTTGTTTTTTGAGTTTATTCGGTTGCTCAAAGAAATAAAACCAAAGTATTTCTTGCTTGAAAACGTAAGAATGAAAAAAGAGTTCTTGCAAGTTATATCAGAACAAGTGTCTGACTGCTATCCTGAAATACCCTTTGGTATTGAACCCATTTTTATAAACAGTTCGCTTCTTTCAGCCCAATCAAGGCAAAGATATTATTGGACTAACATACCAAACATACAACAACCTGAAGACAAAGGTATAGTCTTGCGAGACATACTAGAAACAGAAGTTGATAACAACTTGGATAAAATGACAAGCAAAGAGGGTAAAGCACATTGCTTGACCGCAAGTTATACAGGTGCTGTGCCATGGAACAGTATAGAAAAAAGACAAAGGACTATGGTTCCTGTCAACAAACCTATACAAGTAAACCCAAGTAAAAAAGCTAGTGGTAAACAACCATATATACAAGATAGAGTTTTTCACGAGGACGGCAAAAGTCACAGCCTTACAGCTTCATTTGCTGATAGAACAAATGTAGCTACAAGACCAATTAAAGTTGGCATGAATGTAGAACAGGTAAAGGTAAGGAAACACGAAGTTCATGTTGAAAGCCTTAAATGGCTTTTACGAACCATGAAAACCAACAGTGGCAAAACCAACAAACAAATAGCTGAAGAAACCAACACGCCTGTTACCAAGGTAGAGCATTGGTTTAGAAACGACAACAGTTTTGCTATACCAAGTGATGATATTTGGTTCAAGCTAAAAGAAGTTTTAGGTCTGAACACAGATATATTTGATGCACAGATTATGGAGTTTGAGTATCGTGACGGTGTGTATGAAAGCAAACAAAGAGTATATAGTGAAGAAGGTAAGTCACCTACGTTAACAGCATCTAATAAAGACCAATACATAGAAACCAAACCCAAACAAGTAGGCATAGCTGTTGATATAAACGGACATGACATACTCAAACGAGTCTATAGTCCTGATGGCAAATCGCCTACAGTAACAGCTTGTAGTGGTGGTAACAATGAGCCTAAGGTTGTGACAGGTGGTGCTTTTCGTGGCAGAGCTTATGATAAAGACGGCAAACGCATAGATAGAGACGGTAGTTCTGTAGCCAATAAAACCAAACAAATGCTTGAGTTACGAAAAGACAATAAATCAAACGCTATAACTACTGTTGGTAAAGATAGTGTTGTTGCAAGCGAAGACCTAACATGGCGTAAGCTTACACCCTTGGAATGTGAACGACTACAGACAGTTCCAGATAATTACACCAATCATGTGTCCAATACACAAAGATATAAAATGCTAGGCAATGGTTGGACGGTAGATGTTATATGCCATATATTTAAAAACATGGAATGAAGAAGTTAATATTACTAATACTGATAATACTAGCTCTACCGTTAGTGTTTCAGTCAGTACCTACAGAAATACTAAAACTCAAAACATTTGATGCTTTAGTCAAAGAACAAGAACCAAGCGGTAATTTTGTTATTTTAAATATCACAGAAGAAGACGTAAGGAAACGCGGTGGTTTTCCCTTTCCTAGAAGAGATTTAGCACAAATACAAATAGACCTTATTAACGAAGGTGCTATAGGTATTGGGTGGGCATTATCATTTTCAGAAGCTGATAGGTTTGGTGGCGATGATGCTTTTGCACAAACACTTGGTTATTTACCAAGCGTACTAGCAATGTTTGAAACACCTAACGGTCAATATCCAAAAACAGTTGGCACCGTAATAAAAGGCGATGAGGTTGGTGGCATACCAACAGCAGGCGTAGTTGAAAACATAGATGTGTTAAAACAAAAAAGCTTTCAAGGTATCGCCACAGCACCTGTTGATGTAGATAATCTAGTAAGACGCATACCTTTACTAATGAAAACACCTGACGGTTGGACACCTAGCTTTGGCACAGAAATATTAAAAGCACTTACAGGCACTAGGTCGTACATAATTACCACCAATGCAAACGGCATACAGGAAATTGCAGTAAGACATTTACCGCCTGTAAAAACAGACAACTTTGGTCGCAAATGGATTAGTTGGGTTAATACACCTACAACAACATTAGACGAAATGAACGTAGCAGGTAAGTTTGTAATTATTGGTGTCACTGCAAACGGTGTAATGCCACAAGTAGCCACGCCTGTAGGCTTGTTAGAGCCACATAAGATACAAGCAGCGTTAGCAGAATCAATACTAATACAAGACTCTCCTATGATACCTGAGTGGTCTATAGCTGCTGAAATGTTAATTTTTATCACATCAGTAACCCTTATATGGCTCGTAATTGCATATTTTGGTATAACCCTAGGAGTTGCATTGGCATTAGTAATAATGCTTTCTACGGCTTTAGGTGGCTATTACGCAATACAAGCAGGTGTATTGATAGATGTAACTTGGTCTTTAATATCACAATTTATCACCGGGTCTATAGGTTTTTACCTTAGATTTAGAGAACAATATAAATTAAGACAACAAATCAAAAAACAGTTTGAGCATTACTTAGATCCTCGCCAAGTCAAACAACTACAAGATAATCCAGATTTACTCAAGTTAGGAGGATCTAGGCGTTATATTACTGTGCTTTTTACTGATGTCCGGGGATTCACTTCTTTATCAGAATCTATGTCTCCAGAAGATGTGAATTATATAATGAATCGTGCATTAACGGCCCAGGTAGATGCCGTAAGGCAATATGGCGGTACCATAGACAAGTTCATCGGCGATGCGCTTATGGCTTTTTGGAACGCTCCTTTAGACATAGATAGACACGAAAATGCTGCGGTTGATTGTGCATTACAAATGCGAAAAAATATGGACAAACTAAATCTTGAGCTAGTTGATGCAGACTTACCACCAGTCTCAATAGGCATAGGAATAAATAGCGGTGAAGCGATAGTTGGTAATATGGGATCCGATACACGATTTGATTACACTTGCATAGGCAGTCCTGTAAATGAAGCGGCTAGACTGGAATCCAGTTGCAAAGAAGTTGGCGTAGATTTAATTATTGGCAGAACTACAGCCTTGAAATCAGATCAAATACTAAAAGAACTAGAACCTATAAAAGTAAAAGGCGTTGAAAGACCATTACAAATTTATGGTTTATTTGAGGAATAAAGACAAAAGATGCAAACTATTACAAAATTGTATTAAAATGAACAACAAGGATTTATATGAGTAAAATTTTACTAGGTGTAATTGGAGTTTTGGTTTTTATATGTTCAATATTGTATTGGCAAAACTCAAGACTATCTGCTTTGAATGATGCTTTTGAACTCCGGGACGCTGAACAAAAAGCGGCCATAGAGAATTTGCAAAATGATTTTGCTTTACAAACATCATCTTTACTAAACTTACAATCTAAGAATCAACAAATCGAAGCTGAAATGAGTAGATACCTAGACATATTTAAACGTCACAATCTTACAAAATTAGCTATAGCTAAACCTGGTTTAATAGAAACCAGAGCAAACAAAGGAACTAAAGATGTATTTGATAGCATTGAAAAAGACACTGTTGGTATTGACAGTCTTGACGATG